CTTTATTGGCTAGTGGGATGTTTTCCTCACGCTGGCCTCCTTTAAACCAGTCAATCGTACTGTCGATCGCGCCAATACCTTTTTCAATAAAGGTTTTATTTTGCCCAGTAAATTCCCTGACGCGTTCTGCCATTTCCTCTTGGCTCATTGTAGCCGGGAAGCGCAGTTGAGATACGCCATCTATCGGCTCTAGCAAATTTATTGTTACAAAGCCTTCCTCTGCCATTACTTAAACCCCCCCCGACCACCATTTAAGGTAGGATCCCAGGTCATGGAGTTAGGCCTATCAGATGTTGGCGCGGGGGCGTCGTCTTGTCGGTAGTTTTCCAGAATAGACTGCACCGCAGCCGGTATAGTTGACTGACCTTCAAGAGCCGCCAGGGCGTCGTTCGCATTTTGGAGGGTGATTTTTTGCGTTTGATACTGACGCACGATGTTTGCGCGCTCTAAGTTGTATTGCTGCTTTTGCATCATTACGGCGTAAATCGCCTGGTTGGCTTCCGGTGAGTTTTTCAAGCTGCCTAGTGAGTTCAGCATAGCGTTAAACTCTAAATCGGATGTCGCGCCGGAGCCTTCAACGCGCAATGTGGGAGCAACGCGCTTTACAATAGACTGCCGCAACGCCGTCACGTCGTTAAACTCTGGGAAAGCCTCAGCCAAACGGCCCGTGATAGGCCCGGATGGAGCCAACGGCGCGAGCTCCTGCAAGACGCGCAAGTCAGCCATCGCTTGAGCCGCGCCGGAGCCGGCGTCCAGATAGGCGCCAAAGTCTTTGCCCTGCTTCTTCATAAGCTCTTCACGCAGCTTATCTTCAGCGGGCGCGTCACCCGGCATGTTGATGTTTGTTGTGTTGCCAGCGCCGCCGACCTTCGTCACGTTGCCCGTCGGCGAAATGTTATACAGCCCGTCAGCGATCTGCGTGCCGGGGTAAATCTTGCGCAGCATTTCAGCGCTCACGACTTGCCCTTGCTTCTTCGCTGCTGGCGGGTTTATTTTCTTTGCAATGATTGCGCTCATCACGTTGCTGGCGATGGTTGGATTGGTTTGCACCATTGCAGCTATTTCCGCGTAGCCGTTGGATTTCAACCACTCCACAGTCTTGTTCATGCCTTGGCGTTTTACGCGGGAGGCGCCCGTCGTTCTGATCTGCTCACCCATGCGCATTTGCGGCAAAATCAAAGGGTCAAGCGCGGCTGCGAAGCGCTCAGCTCTCGTGAGGCCGTCGTCGTCTTTCTCGCTTGCAAAATCTAGAGCCCCGAAAAGCTGTGTTTTTTGACTGTCGTTTAGCATCCGCAGATCCTTTGCCTTACATCATCGCCATCACTTGCAGGTAGTTCAGCAAGCCTGGATTATTTGTTTGCGTCGTTGTTTGCGGCACCGGGGCCACGCCAAGCGCTGCCAGAGGCGCTGAGAGCGCCGCCGCGGGGCTGTTGGCAAAGCCTTGGAATTGACCCTGCGCGGCGTCAATTAGCGCCTGCTGCAAGCCCTGCTGGAGAAGACCAGCCTGTTGCTGCTGGCCGGCAATCGTTTGCCCGGTATTGAATGCCTGACCCGCCAAGTTGCCGAGTTGATTTGCAGCAGCGAGCTGCTGGCCTTGATTGCCCATGAGCGCCGCCTGATTGGCCAAGGAGGCTGCATTCATCGCGCCGGCGTTGTACTGGCCAGCCTGATTGTTTGCCGCTTGGTTGCTGAGGTTTGCCGTGTTTAGCGCCCCAGCGCCAAACTGCGCCGCTGTGTTGCTTGCCGCTTGATTGGCAAGGCCGGCTTGGTTTGCAGCCCCGGCAGAGAATTGAGCAGCCTGATTGTCGGCGCCAGCGTTTTGCAGTGCCGCGACGTTGGAAGCGCCAGCACCGAATTGAGCGGCTTGATTACCAGCGGCAGCGTTTTGTAGTGACGCTACGTTGGAAGCGCCAGCTCCGAATTGAGAGGCTTGATTGCCAGCGGCAGCGTTTTGTAGTGCCGCGACGTTGGAAGCGCCAGCTCCGAATTGAGAGGCTTGATTACCAGCGGCAGCGTTTTGCAGTGCCGCGACGTTGGAAGCGCCAGCTCCAAATTGCGCAGCTTGATTACCAGCGGCAGCGTTTTGTAACGCCGCGACGTTGGAAGCGCCAGCGCCGAACTGTGACGCTTGGTTGCTTGCCGCTTGATTGGCTAAGTTGATTTGCTGACCTAGATTGGCGGTTGTTGTGCCCGCTTGCAAATTGGCGCCTTGGTTGGCGAGATTTGCTTGCATGGTGTTGCCAATGTCCTGCAGAGCAGCTTGCTGCGCCTGGCCGTATCCAGCCTGGCGTAATCTCGCTGCGGTGTTGGCTGCCTGCTTCGCAAAGTTGTCTATGCTTTCACTTTCCACCAAGCCCTGCCTAGAGCCGCCAAAAGCTTTCGCGGCGTCAGCTTGCGCGCCAATTTGGTTCATGGTTTTAAGCTGCGTATTTGCGAGGTCATCCAGCGTCGCTTGCACGACCTGATCCTCATATGGGTTAGTGTACGAGCTTAAGTCTGTGCTGGAAAGCTGCCCGGCGGTGACGTTGTTGGCAGTGAGTGGGCTGACGTTTCCAGCTTGCGCCGCGTTGTATCCGGTAGATCCGGCATTCACTGCGTTATATCCAGTAGAGCCGGCGTTTGCCGCGTTGTAGCCGGTAGAGCCGGCATTCACTGCGTCATATCCAGTAGAGCCGGCGTTTAACGCGCTGTATCCAGTGGAGCCGGCGTTTGCCGCGTCGTAGCCAGTCGCAGCCGTTTGCGCCGCCCCGTAGCCCGTCGCGGTAGTTTGTGCCGGGTTGTAAGTGCTCGCCTGCACGAGAGGCGTGCCCGCATTCATTACGTTTTGCGTGCCCTGCATCGCCTGCTGCAGCCCGCCGGCGGCCGCTTGATTTACGTTAAAGTTTACTGGAGCGATGGGGTTCACTCCCTCAGCGGTGCGTGTCAATTGCGGAAGCATTGCAACGCCTCCGCCGATTGCGCCTTGGCCAGCCATTATGCGTCTCCTTTAACTAGGCCAACCACAAAGAATTGGACTGATCGCGCGGCGAAATGCAGCGCACCCTTGAGTGTTCGTTTTTTACCCGTCGCGAAATCAATGTAATCGCGAAATTCTGCGTAGTGATTGTGCGCCTTGCCTTGCTCAATTTTACGCCGGCCCAGGTGGCGGTAGCCACGTCGTATTGCCTCACCCCACCACTTGTCATGCAGGTTGTGCATGCACCATACAACAGCCTCACGCTTAGTCTGGTGGCTGTAAGCTCCAGACGCAACTGCGTGCGTGGCAATGACACAACCGCCTCCACCGCCGCCTCCACCGCCGCCGTCACTGTCGTTAGATGTGGGGCGAGCGGGCGGGGCAGTTGCGACTGCTGGTGTCGCGGCTAACGCCTCAGCTTCACCCGCGTAATCAGTAATCCCTAAAGCATCTCCAATAGAGCCAAAGAAATCTCCGACGGCACCCAATTCCCCAACGCCATCCGCGCCGCCGCCTGAGAAAAAGCTATCTGAGCTAGATGCGGGTGCGGGCGTGATTGGGTTGTCATTATCATTACTATTATCTGACGCAAGGTATGCGCCAGTTGACGCGTCATAAGTCATGCCTGGCGGCGCTGCGTCGATCATCTCCGCAACGGTTGGGTTTTCAATCGGGTTATTTACACCACCAACCTGATAAGAGTCATCAAGCAATATCTGACCAAGCAATGTATTCGCCGCCAAGCCAATTAAACCCCCTTCAATATCGCTCATTGCCTGCTGGCCCATTGACGCTTCGCTTGTGTCGGTTATCCCTTCGGCGGGGTTTGTAATCACCGTGGAAGCCTGCGCATTTGGTGACGGCGAATATGCCGCCTGATTAGCCGCTCCCAAAGCGTCATAGAGCGGGTCTGACGAAGTGGGCTGGGACACTGGCGTTAAATATGCTCCGTAGTCTACTTCTGGGGTGGCGGCTGCTATGCTGAACTCTCCGGCTTCGCCTATATTATAAACGTCTTGCGGCGCTAACCCCAATATTGCCTGCTCGCCTTCAGCAAGTGGCCTTCCCTCTGTCGGCGTGTACCCAATCTCATCTATCGCTGAGCTAATTGCGGGGTCTAATGTGTAGTCGCTGGGAACTGTCGGCGGCAAAAACGCATCAACACCCGCCGCGTCAATCATTTCCGGCGTTATGCCAAAACCTGTTGATTGGCCCGTCGGGTCTTGCTCTGCCTGCGCGGCTTGATAATCGTAAACTGTTTGGAACGCTTCATTGTATTGCGGATTGGTTGGGTCAGTTGACACGATTTGCTGCGCTATCTGAACCTCTGGAGGCGCGATGTTAAATATTTGGTCATTAGGCTGCACAGCCAAATTTGGGTTGGCAGCAAAGCTTGTAGTCTCAAACGTAACATTTTGCGGCCCCGCAGCTGCCTGAGCCTGAGCAATCGCCAAGTCATTCGCTTGCTGCGCCGACACTGCGTCACCCGTCGTTTGGAGTGACGTGTAATCCGTTTGAGGCCGTACATTTGCGCCTGGCGCTCCAGTTGCGGGGTCAATGAAAAAAGAGTTGATGTAATTGTATTGCCCCGGTCGATCGGCAGCAAATTCGCTCATCATGTTGTCGTAAATTGGTTTCGCGCTGTAGCCCATCACGCCGTTGCCGTAATCTGTCGCTGGGCCCATGCCTCCGTAAGCCGCAGACGAGCCAGCCGTCGGCGTTGTCATGCCAAAAGCGGAAGCCGCGTTCGCGGTGTTGTCAAATGACGCGTTGGTCATGGGCGTGAATGCCGCCACCGACGGCCCATACTGTGGCACGAAACCAATTTGGCTGACGTCTTGCGCCATGTTTAAATTGTTTTGCGCCGCCGTCTCGATGTACTCGGGTATTTGTACAGAGCTCGTGCTTGAGCCACCTTTACCGCCAGACATTTATATCTCCTTCGTGTAGGACTGATGCAGTGGCTTCCACCCGTGCTTCTTCAAGTGCTTTTCCCAACCAAACCGCCCGGTAATGCTTACGCCCGCGCAGCCCTGTGCTTTTGCCCAATTTATCACGTCCTCGTGCATGCTTAAAATTTCGGTGAGAGAGCCCTTGTCGCCGCCGCCGAGAAACACGTTCAAAACCTTCTTGCGCGGATAGACTATGAGCTCAGTTACGATGCAGCAGTTTTTGCTTGGCCATAGCTGCATGGTGCCTTTGTATATACCTTCGTATATATCAATGATGTCGTGCGTGCCGCCGCTGTATTCCAACGCAGCCGAAATCCACTCCCGGCAACGATCTAAGTCTCCCGTCACCATGAGCCGCCCGTGAGCGCGGCGCGCTTCCATATGTTAGTAGAGCCGTCGTGGCTGGCGGTGCACACGTAAATGTAAGACGCATCCCAGCTCACCATGCCAGACACGTCACCCGCGGCACCGACACTAGATGACGGGGCGGATTGCTTTACGACAACCTCTTTGTAAGCGCCGCTCTGCGACACGACGGGCCGGGCGTTGCCACGGTCAAACATTAGGTAGCCGTCTTCCGCCGCCGTCTCGCCGCCAACCTGCTGCACAATCGCTGAGCGCGTTTGCCCCAGGTAAATCATTAAACGTCGCGCCCAAGATTTCCAGTCGTCGCCGTATGGCTCTGGCGCTTTGTATTGCACGCTCATCGACGCCCTCCAGGCACGACGTCAATGCGATTAATGCCAACGCGCCAATCCGCCAGGCGCTGGCCCTCCACGCGCATCCTCAGTTGACGTCCGGTAAAGCGTACGCTCGTCGGATTACTGAGAGAGTAGGGGCCGTAGCTGCGCTCTGAGCCGTTGGGGTAAAACCTGGTTTTAAAGACGGCGTTCACGTCGCCTTGCGTTTTCTCGTCCGGCAAGAGTTCAGTGACAGACATGACTTGATCCCCGGCGGATATGCGGAAGGGGCCAGTTTCGGCAAAGGGCGTCAGCGTGCCGTAATCAAAACCAATCTCATGCTCGTAAATCTTTCTGTCGTCGGGGTCTGCCATTAACGGCTGGCGAAAGGCGCCACGGTCAGATCCGGCTGTGCGGGCGAGCGATCCAATATACCAGGTGTTTTCGACGTAGTTAAACGCGACGTAGCGGTCATTCTCCGTAGATTGCGAGCTGGGGTAAAACCACCAAATTTCGCCGAACATTGAGTTGGAAACGCCGAACGCTTTGCTGACTTGCGCCTTGTTCATGTCGTTGAACACGTAATCCGACACGTCAGAGTTAAGCTCCTGCACTCTGCCGCCGCTGTACGCGTAAAATGAACCCACGCCCATCCAGAAGGCACCCGCGTCAACGACGACGCAAGCTTGCGCCGCAGCCAAGCCGCAACTCGTGCCGACGCGTTCTATGCCGTAGACGTAAGGCGGGCCGACGTAATTCGCGACGTGCGCGTCTCTCGATGTCAGAATAAGCGACTGGCCTTGCACGTTGACGCCCGCCATAATGTGGCCCGACGTGTTGAGCTCCAGATCACCAGCTTCGTTGGTCGTCGCGGGCGTCCAGGTGTTGTTGTCCTCACGATCGCTCCACTGCACCTTCCTGGGATTACCGCCGGCGCCAAGGGCGAACAGGAAACGCTCCTGCGTCACTAGAATGCCGTTATTGCTCGTGGGTGCGTTGCTGAGTAGTGCCGCGACGGAGGAGGTGTTTAGCGTCCACTG